TCTTGATGTCCCTTAACTCCCTCTACTTCGACTTCTTTTTGTTGCTGCTCGACTGTATGTCCTGCAATCGAAGAGCATAGTAACAATAACTCTTCAAGGATGTAACCGTATAAGAATTTAATTCGGGTACTGGGACTAAAGGTTTCACCTTTGTTAGTACTGTTGACATTATACCAGAGTTGTCTGTCTGGTTTCCCTATAGCTGACAATCTCAGGTGTCCGTTGGTTGCAGGTTTTTCATAAAGAAATTCTTTGATATGAACCTTAATCATATCTCCAAAAATATCAATATACTTATCTACTTCTTCCTCACTCATCTTGAGTGGACTAGGAGAAAATAAATTATATATATCTTGTACTAGTGTATCAATTTTTTTCATATAAAAAAAGAGAGGGCGGTTAGTTGCCTAGTAGTGTTCGGCCCGGTTGAGCAATAGCTCACTAACCACCCTCCAAGTCTCCTTTAGGGGTTAAGAAGCAAAGGGAATTTCTTCAGCTTCATTTACATATCCACCAGGCACAACATCAAAGGTTGTATCTTCGGGAATGTATTCGATTAAGTCTACTACTTGAACTTTATTTAACCATCCTTTAGTAGCTTCCTCTCCGGTTTGCCTACTCATATACTTGGATGGGCGGTAACTAACATTGACCTTAGAACCATTACCAATAAGTTTATCTCTGGAAAATGGATTACGATCAGCATCAACAACTTCCACCAATCGAGGATTGCCGTTGAAATCAGTAGTGGACTGAGTTAGTTTAACATAATGACCTGGAATTGTGTTATGACCATTACGAACATTCAGACCCTCTGCCTCTGCCAACTTCTTATTTTTGGCATCGAGATTTGCGACATTGATGATCCATTCACCTTCAGGTTTAAACATTGTGCTGGGTTTCGTTATCCATGCAAACCATGCTTCACCTGAAATCACGCTATTTTGTGTAGCCATCTGTACTCTCCTTAAAAATTTGTTTAAAAATGTTGTTTAACAAGGTGTTTAAAGTTTTGTTTGCCATCTCTCTCCTTTTCTAGTTGTTGTCGAAGTATAGCACATAGTAATTACTTAGTCAAGCACTTTATTATTACAACTCTCGCACATAGATTCTACCATGTCAGTCATTCCAGCATAACACCAAACACACAACGTAAAAGGAATGATTCCGATGCAACCTTCGATGCCGCCTTCGTTCTCAAGATCTGCTGGACCTTGACAAATGTTACAGGCTGACAATTTTAATGCGTCTCTGCCCATGTGTTTCCTACTTTGTATTCACAATCGAGTGGACACTTCATCTTGAGTGTCTGTGTCGTTTCCTGCATAGCTTGCTTGGTTATCCATCCAAAGCTTTTTATATCTTGCTTTGCTACTTCAAATTGATATTCATCATGAACAGAAGCTACAAGCCTAGCATCTATACCTGACTTACGAATCCGTTCATCTATATGTACAAGCCATTGCTTACAGATAATTGCACCAGCCCCTTGAAGAAGGGTATTAAGGCTGGCATGAGGTGATCTGATATGTAGCTGCCTACCATCTAAACCTTTAACTGTACCAGACTTTGCTGCTTCAGTAATATTATCTCTTAATCTTTTTAAATTAGGCATATTTTTTAGGAAGTTACTAATTAAATACTGTCCTCTCTTAGCACCAGCCCCTACTACCTTACCTATTTTGGAAGGTCCAGCCCCATAAAGAAAGGCATAGATGAAAGTTTTTGCCTGATCCCTTGTCTCCAGCCCAGCAGCTTTCTGATTGGCGGTATGCACATCACCAGTAAGAACTTCACGGGTAAATCTTTTATCATCCATGTAATGAGCAAGACAACGTAACTCCAGACCACTGGCATCTGTACCTATCAAGACATGGGTATCTGGATTAGATACTGTCCATAGTTCCCGACACTCTTTACCGTAAGGGCTATAGATGGCTGGTACTTGAGCCATATTGGGACTGTGATGGGCCATCCTCCCTGTAATGGTACGTAAGGTTAGTACCCTGCCTCTGACCCTCTCATCCTCATCACACTCCTGTATCCAGGATTTAAGTAATCCGGTACGTTTCTGTAAAAGGAAATACCGACTGAACATCTTAGCTTCTTCCATATTTATTTTCTCAAGAATTTCTTCAGAGACTATGATACTTCCTTTATCAGTATGATGTTTAGGCTTCCATCCTTTTTCCATGAGGCGTTCTGCTATTTGTTTTCGACTTGCAATATTAAAAGGTGTACTCTTGGGTATCTTTTTAACAGGTGAATAAGTAATAACAGGCTCAAACATCTCATCAGCTTTTCGTTCAAGCTCATGTTGTTCATCTTCCAGTTGAGAAAGAAACAGCATAGCCTTTCGTATGTTAAAAGCAAAGCCGTTGTTTTGTTGCTGATCTACTATAGCTCTTACCTTTCTCTCCAGTTCATAAGACTGTGAAGAAAATCTTTTACCTTCTTCTTCCATAGTCTTGGCAAGTTTACCTGTCAACTCGACATCTTTCTTACAGTATTCCAGCATCTCCGGGCTGTAGTATTTAAACTCTGTAAAGTTTCCCTTGGGGAATTGAAGTCTTTCTCCCCATGCTTCTAGAGAATGACCGCCGTCCCTTATAGGATTATATAACTGGGACTCGATAAGAGTATCCCTTACCTGAGATAATTTTATCTGAGAACCAGTTAATCTATTTAGTATCGGAGCATCAAAGCTAATACCATTATGCATTATGAACTGATCTATTTGTCTAGACCAATCCCCGAACTGTTGACACTCATCTCCGATCCAGATCTTTTCTTTATCTGAACCGTAAGAACGAGCAACAATGCAATGAATTATATTAGCATCAATGCCGTCTGTTTCTATATCAACTATTGCCTTTGTCATATGTCATGTCCACCTGGTAGGCTTGCTTTACAGGGATGTGAAAAAACAACTCGCCTTTCTTAACATATCTATTTGATGCTTCCTTGACTTCGCTTTCCAGAACTGTATCCCCATCTATGTGCCATGCCTTGCTACAATCATGATTAAAAACTATGAAAGTTAACAGACATTTTCGATGCTTGTCCTTCCATCTGTCCAGTAATCTTTTCTTTCTATAGGGAATACGTAACTCGTCCCATGTCTCAGGCCATTCATCCTTCCATGCATACTTTATTTCTACCTCATAAAGTTGTGCATCTCCCCCATCATCTGTCTTGACTGTCAAATCAAAGTAC